GAGTGGATCATGGATGACCATGATCTCGGCCGCCGCCGAACCCCTTCCAATCTCTGCAGTCCAGTCCTCCCGGTCTCCCCCTGCAGGGATACGGGCCAGTCGGCGTCTCGCAACCCTTGGCTGGCCCGTCTTCTTTCAATGGTCCTCCCGGCTGCCTTCGTTGCATGGACAGCCTAACTTCCCGGAGGCATCCCGACTGGGTGATGTCTCCGGGCTTTTAACTTAGAGAGGTGCGGAAGCCATTGGGGGTTGGGCGCAGGCTTCCGCACCTTGGTCTCGCGAGGGGTGCGGGGGGACGCGATTCGCGAGACAACCGAGTTGACTACTGTTCCCAACAGCACAAACGGCAATTGGTTGTTGTGTTTGTTGTTTTTGTTGTTGTTTTCCATAGAATGAAACTATGGAGCATGGCGTTTCGTTGATCTCGGAAATTCCGTCAGAGAGCTGCGAAGATGACTTCAGAGCACGAAGCTAGTGAACTGGTACGCCAGATCGCCGAACGGGCACCTGGCGATTCTGTGAAGCAAGCAATAGTACGAGCCGCGCGCCGCTTGCGCTGGTCAGCCACTCGAACGAAAGCAATTTGGTATGCAGAGGCTAGGAGAATCGATTCAAGAGAAATGGACCAGCTTCGTGCAGTCGCACGAGCGCAAGCGGCGCGTTTTGCGCGCGTCGCGCAGGCAATGCATGCCATCGATCCGGATATGTATCAGCAGGACATTGCTGCACTGGTCCGTGCGGCTCGCAAACTGGGCGGTGAGGATCAGTCCTGATTTGGACCGGTCCTCTTTTTTTTAGCAAAAACGCTATGTCGGGTTTTTAATAGTGCCGGACACCGTACACATAACGCAACTTAGAGGGGTTGTTAATGCAGACCGCGCTTGATATCGCGATACTACGAGCAAAATGTGCTCGGCAAACTCCACAAGCCATAATTGAACGGCCACAGCCGCCCATAACAATTGATATTATTGAGCATGGTGAGTCAGTTCCCGTAAAGGCTGGCGTACACCCACCCAAGCCATGGGCTGATAATCCAAGCTTGCACATAGTCTCACGCATCATCAAAGCGGCGTGCCATCATTTTGGGCTGTCGCATACCGAAATCTGCGGCAAGAGCAGGCAAGTCCATGTTGCCTATCCCCGCCAGATCGTAATGTTTGTCTCCCATAAGCTTGGAGTCGGGTCGTATCCGGCTATCGGCAGGCGGATAGACCGCGACCACACGACGGTCCTCTCGGGATGCCGCAAAATCGAACGGATACAACACGAGCCGCACGTTGCCGCGGACATCGAAGCCGTTACTCGCCTGATCGGCGAGGTGATTTGATGGGGGTCGCATCGCTTTGGACGGCCGAGGTCGATGAGACCGCCTTTTCCCACTGGACGGCAGGAATATCAGCAAGAGAAACCGCTAAAGCCATTTACAAAAGGCATGGTGTCATGGTTTCGCGCAATGCTGTCATCGGTCGTGCTGGCCGTAAGGGCTGGAAAACGCCAACTAAACCAACCGACGGGATTGGGGCCGTAAAACCTCGGCGCAATAGGACTAAAACGCGCCCCAATGGGGTCGACGGCGCGATTGCTGTGCGTGTTGCCGCTGCTCAGAAACAGCCCCCATTTCGTGCTGTTGCCCCTGGAAAAGCCTACTACGACACGCAGCATGTCAAAGCTACGGAGGGCTTCGAGCTACTCGATCTGCCGGATAATGGTTGCTCCTTCCCAACCGGTGAGAACGAGCACAGGCATTTGTTCTGCGGTCTCGAACGGCATGGGACGCGTTCATATTGCGCAGCCCATTCCCGTATCAGCTACAGGCCGTTGTGGGGTCGGAGTGTGGCATGAAGACAATTCGTTTGCCAGTCCCTCCCAGCTTGAACGCCGCATATGGCAATCGCAAGGGCGGCAAGGGGCCCGGCAGATACAAGACCCGTTCCTACATCGCCTGGGAGAAGGCTGCAGATGGCATGGCCATGGAGGCGGGCATGTTTAGGCATGGCATCCGCCCGCTCGTCCACGGCCCTGCCACGCTTGTGCTGAGGCTGCCCATGACGATGCGGGGGGACGTGTCCAATCGCATCAAGTGCTGTGAGGACTGGCTGGTCGACCGCGGCTTCCTTGAGCTGGATGATGTGCACAACCAGTCAGTCACCAGCATGCGCGATCCGAAGCTGGGTCGGGTGGACTATTGCGAGGTGGATATTTCCAATGCGGATTGAGCATCTAGCCGAGGGCATCACGCTGTATTGCGGGGATTGTCGGGAGGTGCTGCCGACGCTCGGTAAGGTCGATGCGGTGGTGACTGACCCGCCATATGGGATTGCGCACGTCAAAGGTGCGGGGGGGCTCGGTAAACATAATCGGCGGAATATTGCGCCTATTTTTGGGGATGACGTCGATTTCGATCCGTCCCCGTGGCTTGGATTCAAAGATGTTATCCTGTGGGGCGCGAGTCACTACGCACAGCGGTTGCCGCATGGCCGATGGCTTGTTTGGGACAAGCTTGGAGAAATGAAATCGTTCGATTCTTTCTCTGACATCGAGGTGGCGTGGCACAATAAGCGAGGCGCGGAACGTCTCTTTCGTCACATGTGGAAGGGCATCTGTCAGGACAGCGAGAAGGATACCACGCGCGAGCATCCGACTCAGAAGCCTGTCACGCTCATGCGGTGGTGCATCGAGCAATGCGATAGACCCGAATCCGTCCTTGACCCCTTCATGGGCTCCGGCACAACAGGCGTTGCCGCTGTTAAGCTTGGCCGCAAATTTATCGGTATCGAGATTGAGCTGAAGTACTTCGACATCGCTTGCCGCCGCATGTCGGACGCTCTGAAGCAGCCCGACCTGTTCATTGAGGCACCTAGGCCTGCCGAGCAGGCATCGTTCAACTACGACAAAAATGCCGACCTTGCTGGATCGATTAAGGAAGGCTTTGCGGTAATACGGGATCGCCTGGCGGCTGGTGGCCCAGGATGGGAGCGCAAACCGTGAGCAAGCGCGCATGGATGCCACTATACGTTGCTGACTGGAAGGCAAAGACATCCGACCTCGATGCGGCAGAAAAGGGGGTCTACATGGAAATGCTTATGCTCGCTTGGCAGCGTGAGGATGCCGCCCTTCCAGACGATATCAAGTGGCTGAAACACGCACTGAAGTGCTCAATTGCCAACCTTCACGGGCATCAATTCAATAGGATCATACCCAAGATACTGGAACGGTTTTGGACGCACTGTGCGGACGGAAAGTTCCGCAATAAACGATTGTGTCAAGAACGTGAAAAGACGGACAAACGCAGCGCAAATGGAAAACAAATGGCAGACAAACGATGGTCCGAAACGAAGAATATCAATGGGTTAGCGTCGCATCAGGCAATGCTATTACATCAACAAAGAAAGATACACGTACTTTCTAAGAGTGTTGTGGGCCTGAGTCCGACAAGAAAGAGGTTGGTCGAGGAAGGATTGAAGCGAGACCCACGTCTGAGACGGTCTTCCGAAGGCAATGGGGTGACGTGATGACAACGTTCGAATTGGCAATCATGCAGGTGTTTATGCGGGCCTGCGCGGATTTGCGGGAGGCGGATATTGCAAAACAGCCCTCAGAAAAGTTTAGGGCCGTAGCTTCCGCGCTGGAGGCCGCATACCCGGAGGAAGTGTTGCTTTGCAAGAAATTCCATTCGAAACCTGGGGTGTATTTATGAGCAGAGCCGGCCGCAAGCGCAAGAACGCCCAGCGCCATAATGGGGTCCCGATCGTGACGGCACAGGTCGAGCGCAGCCGTACGCCGAATGAGGTGGCACGCAGTCAGCCACATCGGATGCGGATGTGGGAGGATATCTGCCATGATTCACGCGCGGCGACCAGTTTTGGTCAGCTGCAACTAATCGGCGCAATCGATGATGCGAGCTATTCGGCCGGTATCCGGTTCGCTGGCATCGTCCGCCGCTGGCGCGAGGTGATGGACTGCCCGCGCCCCGCCCCCTCGATAGCCGGCATTGGCCTTCCGGGGCACCGTACATCGGCTGAAATTGAAGATGCTACCCAGAGGAAGGCCGACTACGAAAAAGCCATGGGTGACCTCGCTACGGTCAGCAAGAGCGCAAGGGCGTGCACGATGTGGGTTGTGGTTGAGGGCGGGAGGGTTCCGGCCGGTGGATTCCGCGGTCTCATGGAGGGATTGAGGGCGCTCAGGTGTGCATAACCCAACCTCCCGTTGACAAATCACGATAAATTTGTCATTTCCGAAATGCAGGGTGGTAAACTTGTCACCTGATACTCCAAAATCACCAATAGGGCCTAGACGACCGAGCGGAGACGGGGCGGGTGCACCCATAACCGACCTGCCGACATCGAGACGGGGGAGAAGGCGCTGGCGCGCTCCCGGCCCTTGCCCCAATGGATGCAACGGGATGTGGTCCATCGAGTGGATGAACCTATTCGGCAGCCGGGAGCCTAAGATGGGACCACGCCCGGAACGCTCAATGCCTGCCGTCGAATTGCGTGCTTTCCTGGATGACTATCTAAACCGACAACAACAGGCGAATGCCGAACTGGCGCGCAGTCACTACCTCGGGTTGAGGGTCTTGCTCCGGGATATACGCGACAGCCAAGGCCATATTTCACACCAGATGGAGAGAATCATGAGCGTAATCTCGGACTTCGCCGCAGCGGTAAAGGCGTTCCAGGCCCGTCAAGACGCGGCTGTTGATGGCCTCGTTGTCGATGTCAAAACCCTCAACGACAAGATCACCGAACTGCAGAATTCAGGTGGTGCGGTTTCGGATGAGGATAAAGCGCTCCTTGACGAAATAAAAACCCATGCTGGCGTCATTGCTGACAAGGTGGATGCACTTGACGCACAGACCCCTCCGCCAGCACCCCCAGTTACGCCCTAAGCCGTATGCAGTTCTTTCGCTGCACTCGCTGCCTCTACCCAAATACCAAGCCGGACATTTGGTTTGATGCGTCCGGCTTGTGTTCGGCATGCCAAGCATTCGATAGGCGGGCAGCGGTCGACTGGGCAGCCAAGCAGCGCGAGTTCATGGAGCTGGTCAATGCCAACAGGGGCAAGACTCACGATGTCGTCGTCGCGTGTAGCGGTGGCAAGGACTCAACGTGGCAAATTATTCGGGTCAAAGAACTTGGATTTCGCCCGCTGGCGGTTACAGCATCCACAGATCACCTCTCAGATGTGGGCCGCCGCAATCTCGAAAACATCTCCCGGCTATGTGACCACGTTACCGTCACCCCCAACCGTGACATACGACGACGAATCAGCAAATTCGCGCTTATGGAAGTCGGCGACATCTCGTGGGCCGAGCATCACCTGATTTGGTCGGTTCCGGCTCGTGAGGCGGCCGCTAGAGATATACCGCTGGTGCTGTATGGGGAGTGTCCACAGAATGAGTACGGCGCGGGTCCGATTGACTCAGAGCGAACTGAGAGACTTACTGAGGGATGGGTTCACGAATTTGGTGGCCTGCTCGGTCTGCGGCTCGATGACCTATCCGAAATACTCGGGATTGGAGCCAGAGAGCTGGATGTCTATCGGAGGCCCGCCGAAGTGTCTGGCGTGTTCATGGGTGCGTACTTCCCGTGGGACGGACTGACAAACTGTCTGGTTGCAGAGCAGCACGGCTTTACGCGCTATCACCAAATGGTTGAGGGCAGTCTTTGCGATTATGAGAACCTGGATAACAATCAGACTGGGCCGCACGATTTGCTCCGTTTTTTCAAGTTCGGATATTCTCGTGCATGCGACATCGCTTGTAATCATATCCGCCGCGGCCGCATGACTCGTGAGCACGCAGCCAGCGCTGTGATGGCCGTCGAATCACAGCCCTGGGATACATATCTCGGCGTTCCGCTGCGCGACATCCTGGCTCACATCGACGTGTCCTTGGCTGAGTGGCGCGGGGCAGTTGACCGATTTGCTAATCATGAGGTTGTTCAGTGGGGGTTAAGTCCCGCGTCATACCAATCCTTTTATGGGGGCCAAACGGGTGCGTCAAAGGCCGACAGTGGGACAAGAGCCGCTGTATCGGTTCAATGGCCGACCGAATCAGGCTCCTTGAACGCCGCGATATAGACGAACTGATTATCCTGGACGTATCGGAGCGAGCGCCGCGCTATGATGAGCTTCAGCGACTCTGTGATCCTCTATTCTGCCCTGTCACTGTGGGCGGTGGGATTCGCGATATCGCTGCTATACGCCGGCTACTTGCGGGCGGAGCTGACAAGGTGTCGATCAATTCTGCAGCAAGAGAAAGACCGGAACTCATCAACGAAGCTGCAGCAAAATTTGGCAGCCAGGCAATCGTTGTATCAATCGATGTACGAGCGGGAGAGGCCAATCTTCGGGCCGTACAATGGGCAGCGGAATCCGAACAACGGGGCGCGGGAGAAATCCTCCTGACCAGCATGGACCGTGACGGCATGATGGATGGCTACGACCTCGATCTTATCCGGGCAGTCTCACATGCTTTATCTATTCCTGTCATTGCGGCTGGGGGATGTGGGTCCTATGACCACATGGTCGCTGCCATGGAGGCTGGCGCCCATGCGGTGGCCTCTGGTGCGATGTTTCAGTTTAGAGAGATGACACCGAAGGGTGCAGCGCGGCATCTCAGCGAGCGCGGAATAGCGACCAGAATATGAAGTCAGCCCTCGTGACCGGAGGCAGCGGCAGTTTTGGGCGCGCTTTTATCAGACGACTACTGGCCGACCCAAGCATTGAACGCATTGCCATTCTTTCCCGCGGCGAGCACGCCCAAGCCGATATGCAGAGGGAAATGGACGAGCCTCGGCTACGATTCTTTATTGGAGATGTCCGAGATGCCAAGAGACTACGACGAGCATTCGAAGGTATTGAAGTCGTGGTCCACGCTGCTGCTCTTAAGCGCATCGAAGTCGGCAATTACAATCCTGATGAGATGGTGAAGACGAACGTCATAGGGGCGATGAATGTCATCGAAGCGGCGGCGGAAGCCGGAGTCCGAAAGATCGTCGCGCTCTCAACAGACAAAGCCTATCAACCGGTCAGCCCTTACGGACAATCAAAGGCTATTGCTGAAACGATATTTCGCAACGCTAGTACAGGAACTAAAGGGCCGATATCAGCGGTCACAAGATACGGTAACGTATGGGGCTCGAAGGGTTCCATTGTCCCAACGTGGAATGAAATCCTGAAAACAACGGACACCGTCCCTGTCACGGACCCGGAGTGCACACGCTTCTACATGACCATGGACCAGGCCATCGACTTAGTGGTTGACACCATCAATACCATGAAGGGCGGCGAACTCATGATCCCAACGCTACCGGCCTATCGTATTGGTGATCTGGCCAAGGCGATGGGCGCGAAGATGAATGTGATTGGGCTTCCGCCGTGGGAAAAGAAACACGAATCAATGTGCGATGGGAATTGCAGCAAGACTGCCCGGCGCATGTCTGTCGACGAACTCAAGGGAATATTGAATGCGGACTGTCTGCATCGTCCAGGCGCGAATGGGGAGCAAGAGGCTCCCAGGCAAGGTGCTGTTGCCGCTCAACGGGCACACAGTCATCGCCGAGGTGATTATGAGGTGCAAGCGGATTCCTGGCGTTGACGAAGTGGTGTGCGCCATCCCGCTCGGGGACGCTGCCCTGCGTCTTGAGGCTCAGAAGTATTGCCGCGTATCGGCCGGACCAGAGGATGATGTCCTGAGGCGCTATGCGATCGCGGCTGAGGCCTTCGAGGCTGACATCGTCGTGCGGGTGACGGGAGACTGCCCCTTGATCTCACCAGAACTTTGCGGGGAAGTTCTTGCGATGGTCAAGAATGAAGGTGTTGTGTATGCCAGCAATGTCAATCCGCGAAGCTTCCCGAAGGGGCTTGATTGCGAGGCGTTCCCAGTAGGCGACCTGTACTATGCTGACAACGAGGCGACAGATCCTTACGACCGCGAGCACGTGACACCATGGATCGCTCGCAAAACATATAGGGATATGAACATCTACAGCCCATGGCCGATTGCGCCTGAGGGGCGGTTATGCATCGACACTGAGTCTGACTATCATTCAATCTGCGCAGCATTTGGTCATGCACCTTACGAGCATCTACACGTTTCCTGACCGCCGCGCGGTTCTCTATGAACTCCTGCGCGAGCGTGATGACACGGTCAACATCTCGCATAAGGAGATGCCAAGCTTCGATGAACACTGCCGTTTTGTCGAGTCACATCCTTATATGGCATGGTACTTTATTGTTCAGGCAGACAAGGTTGTGGGGACCTGCTATCTGACTAAGCAAGGCGAAATAGGGGCGCAGGTGTTCAAGGCATATCGTGGCCATGGTTATGGCCGAGATGCCGTTAAGGTCCTGATGTGGAAGCATGGCGACCGCCGCTATCTCGCCAACATCAACCCGAGAAATGAGGCATCGATCGCGATGTTCGGCAAGCTCGGGTTCAAGCAGTGCCAGGTGACGTTTGAAAAGCCCGTTTGATGTCGTCAGGGACTTTGAGCAGGCTGTCGCGGAATATTGCGGCGCACCATATTGCGTTGCGGTAAACTCCTGTACGCTGGCCCTGTTCCTGGCCTGCAAGTGGTGCAAGGTTGAAGAAGTAGTGATTCCGAAGCGGACCTATGTTTCGGTCCCGATGTCAATTATCCACGCTGGTGGGACTGTGAAATTCAGGGATGAGGACTGGGAAGGCTCTTATTCTTTGGACCCCTATCCTATTTTTGACTCAGCCCGAAGATTTAGATCGGGGATGTATGGTCAGCCTGAATATTACGACGGGGGAATATTTGAGTGCGTGAGTTTTCACAAAAGCAAGATTCTAGGCTTATCTCAAGGCGGTGCAATTCTACATAACGACCCACAGGCTGATGTCTGGTTCCGCAAGGCGCGCTTTGATGGGCGGACGGAAGGCGTGGCTCCGAAGGATGACACGTTCGATACGCTCGGCTATCATTGTTATTTAAGCCCAGACGTTGCGGCCCATGGTCTATGGAGGCTGTCATATCTACCCAAGCACAACGACGACCTGCCGAACGACGACTACCCCGACCTGTCGCAAATCCCCCTGTTCCAGAAATCGTCGCAGAAATCAGCGGGAATCATGGTGGGGTGCTCGACAACGCATTCAAGCTCATCCTGGCTGCAAGAGACGCCGGGGCAAACACAGTCAAGTTCCAGTGTTTCGAACCAGAGGCCCTTGCTGCCAAGCGCGCCGGAATCGTTTGGCACGGGGAGTCAATGGGTTATGCCCAACTCCTGAACCTATACCAGAGGACGCACACGCCTAAATCGTGGTTCCCGGCGATGATTGGGGTGTGCGATCGCATTGGAATTGCCTGGTTTGCTTCGGCATTCAGCCCTGATGACGTGGCCTTTCTGGAGACGGTCGGGTGCCCCCGATACAAGATCAGCGCCTATGAAATGCTAGATGGAGACCTGATTAATGCGGTGGTTGCGACCGACAAGCCGCTCATCATGAGTGTGCGGCCAACCGAGCGGGTGACAATCATGCAGGCCACAGACTATGGCGGCAACCTTGCCCCGATTGGGATATCCGACCACACCAAGGGCGGAGAATATGTGTGGGAAAGTTGGCGTAGCCCCATGGTAGAACGTCACATCATGCTGCGTGATGTTCCATGCGAGGATCAGGAGTTTAGTGCCACTCCTGCCGAATTTGCCCGCTATGTCAAGATGATCCGCTCATGACCGACCTCTGGACCGGCGAATTCGGCGACGCCTACACAGCCCGCCAGCCCTCTAATATCGAGGACCGGACAGCCTTCTGGCGTGCCATCATGCCCGAGAACCTCACCTCAATCCTGGAGGTGGGGGCCAATACGGGGATGAATCTAGAGGCGATCAGGAGCTTCTCGTCGGCAGACCTGTTTGCCTCAGAACCAAACGAATCTGCATGCAAAGCCCTAAAGTCGGAAGTGGTTTGCAGGCAAGAATATGCGGACGCCATGGAATGGGCCGATGACCGCTTTGACCTCGTCCTGACCTGCGGCGTCCTCATTCACATCCCGACCGACAAGCTCCTAGCCTCGATGAAGGAGATTCACCGCGTTAGCCGCCAATGGATCATATGTGCCGAGTATTTTGCCCCAAGTGAAGAAATGATCCCATACCGTGGCACAAAAGACACACTCTGGCGCAGGGACTATGGTTCTATCTGGATGGACAACTTCCCCGACCTAACGTGTGAGGGCTGCATCTTCGCCTGGAAGCGTATCACTGGGATGGATAACCTGGCAGTGTGGATATTCGAGAAGGGCGGGAGCTAAAGATGTGTAAAAAGCGTGAGGATGAAACTTATCTGGAATGGTATGATCGGACAGCCTCAATGATGGCATCCAGAGACGGGGTGACCGAGGCCGAAGCTAAGTATTACCACCAAAGGGGCGGTGATGGATGGTCCAAAGGCTTCCCCCCCTCTCAAGGAATGCCTCCGGGTAGAGATTGGGGTGGGGGCGAATGAAGATATTCGTTGTTATGGAAGAAGGTGATGAAAAAAGCCACCCAGTCCGGGCATTCCGCAAGAAACAACATGCGGAGGCATTCGTTAAAAATCATCCAGGCTATTACCGCGAAATCGTAGAAATCGAACTCGACCACTGACCACGGAGAAACCCAATGGCTAAGGAATATCGATGGTCCGACCTCGCAGAACAGGCAGAGAAGGACAAAAGCCCCCTAGGCATTGCCGTGGCAGCCCTGTGCCGCCTGCAACAGGCCAAGCCAGGAGGAGCCGCCGTTGTCCACAGAGACGAAGACCACAGCCATGATAAGGATGAAAAGCACGCTCATGTGGCTTCAGCGCAACATGCCTCGGCCAAGAAGTAAGCAGGAGCTATCTTCTTGTCGACCATGACCCGTAACAGCTTGGCCACAGCCTCTGGGATGCGATACTCGCCAATAGCCCATCCGCTGACAGTGCGGAGGGCAACCCCGAGGAACTCAGCCGCTTGGCCTTGGGATAGCCCAAGGGCAGCAATGGCGGCGCGAAATTGGGCGGAGGTCATGGTTGCGGTGCTCCGTTGCGGAGCATGTCGATTTCATAGTCGGAAGGTAGGCACGCCCACATTGAGTGGTCTTCACTATCGATATCAGTGGGGGTCAATGTGCTGTAGTAATGCGCAGCGCCTGCGTCGCCAACCTTTAGCGCACAATCACGGAGGCGACAGGCCATTCCCATATCAAGTGGGCAGCATGGCCGTTGCTTGATGGCAATGTTGCTGCGTGGCACGTCGTTGTAATGCACTGCGTCGTCGGCCCAAAGCTGGGCATCTTCTTTGAAGCGGAATGCTGGGCCGCTCTGAACGCCATCCACGAGAACCACGAAACAGTCGTATATTTGCTTGGTCATGTCCGTCTCCCGTTATTGATGATTGGAATATACACGATCTCGCAGACTACGCAATAGCTGCGTAAGAAATATTTACGTAACTGTGGATAAGTAGCCAATGGCCGGCAAACGAGGAATGCGCGTTAACAAGATCAGGCACGACGAAAACACTCGCCAAAAGATCAGGGTGAGTCAGATCGTAAACCACTTGCAAAAACATATATTTGGCAAAGTTGAAATGCAGCCATCCGCTGTATCCGCAGCACTTGGCCTACTTCGCAAGATAATGCCTGATCTTTCGCAGAGTGAAGCTAGAGTAACGCACGTCAGCGCGCGAGAACTACCAGACGATGAACTTGCAAATATCGCGACAGGAGGCAGCCAGAGAACTGCTAGCCCGTCGATCGATCCGCAGAAGCTTAACTGACTGGTGCCGATACTGCGGGTTCGAACCCGCAGCTCATCACAGGCTCTTGATATCCAAGCTGGAGGCTGTAACCCGGGGCGATATTGACAGGCTGGCTGTATTCATGCCTCCTGGTGCAGCGAAATCAACCTACGCCTCGATCCTATTCGCCCCTTGGTATTTGGCCCAATATCCACAGCACTGCCTGATAGCCGCCAGCCATACGCAGGAGCTGGCAGAGAAGTGGGGGCGGCGTGTCAGAAACCTCGTGGCTGAGCACGCTCTTATTCTTGGAGCGAGTCTTGCTCATGACAGCCAGGCGGCAGGAAGATGGGAAACCAATGCCGGAGGCGAATATTTCGCCGCTGGTGTCGGTGGCGCAATTGCTGGGCGACGAGCTGATCTCGTGGTCATCGACGATCCGGTGCGAAGTCGTGAGGACGCAGATTCCGAGCTCATCCGCGACAAAACCTGGGACTGGTACAAGTCAGACCTCTATACCCGGCTAAAGCCAGGTGGGCGCATAGTTTTAATTCAGACGAGGTGGCATGAGGATGACCTTGCGGGCCGCCTTCTGGCTGATCAAGCTGCTGGTGGTGACCAATGGACAGTCATCAGCCTGCCGGCCTTTGCTGAAGTTGATGATCCGCTGGGTAGGCAGGTCGGCCAGCCGCTCTGGCCTGAATGGGAAAGCACAGGAGAGCTCGAGCGCAAACGTAGGGCAATAGGTCCTCGTGATTGGTCAGCGCTATACCAACAGCGGCCAACACCTGAGGACGGCACATACTTCCTGGCCGCCTGGCTCAAGACCTACATAACGGCGCCACCCAATGACACCATGGCCATCTACGGAGGCTCTGACTATGCGGTCACTGCTGATGGCGGGGATTATACTGTCCATGTTGTCGTTGGCGTTGACCCTGATGGACGAATGTATCTCCTGGATATGTGGCGCAAGCAGGCAGCATCGGACGAATGGGTCGAGTCCTTCTGCGGCCTTGTAAAGCAATGGAAGCCCAGGGAATGGGCCGAGGAACAAGGGCAGATCAAGTCCGGTGTAGGCCCATTTCTGGAGCGCAGGCAGAGGGAACGAGAGGCCTATGTTTATCGACGAGGATTTCCCACCCGTGGAGACAAGGCTGTTCGCGCGCAGTCCATCCGGGGGCGTATGGCTCTTAACGGCCTCTATGTGCCGCAAGGAGCTGGATGGCTCAGTGACCTACGTTCAGAATTACTCGCCTTTCCAGCCGGCAAGCACGACGACGTGGTCGACGCCCTTGGCCTCGTCGGACAGCTCCTCGACACCATAAGCAGCGGCACAGCACCTGCCGTGCCTGAGAAGCCCAAGAACCCGAGCGGCTACCGCACTCATGATGAGGGCGGGCAGACCAATGACTGGGTTGCTTGGTAGTCTGCGGTTGCATTATTGCGGCGAATGGCCCGGAACACGGGCCTAATACCTATTCACGGTAGAATCAATGCCTCTTGAATCATCATACACCTCGCAAGGGGCATCAACGCCTGCGGGCACGGTCGGCAGCGCTGCGGGCATGGAGGACAAGACCGAGTATTGGTCGCTCGGCAAGTTGCGCAAAGCATACACCGACTATCTATTCAACAAGCGCGCGGAACTGAACGAGCAGAAGGAGTCAAGGGGCTACTATCACGGGGTTCAGTGGACGGCCGAGCAGATCAAGACGCTGACGAAGAGGCGTCAGCCTGCAATGACATTCAATCGATGCGCCCGTAAGATCGATGGCATTGTGGGCCTCATCGAAAAGCTGCGCCAAGACCCTAAGGCCTTTGCCCGCACCCCACAACACGAGCAGGGCGCTGACCTGGCTACGGCCACGATCCGCTACGTTATGGACGCATCCGACTGGACGCCCAAGTCAGCTGAGGCTGGCCAGGATGGCGCTGTTGATGGCATTGGCGGCATTGCGATCGAGATCGTCCAGGGTGACAAGGGCGACCCTGACGTGGGCATGGAACTGGTTGATATCCAGTCCTTCTTCTACGACCCATATTCGTACAAGGCCGACTTTTCCGATGCTGGCTATATGGGCGTTGGGAAGTGGTTTCCCGAGTCCAAGGCTAAGAAGATGTTCCCGCAGGACAAGGATGGCGAGCCTTGGGACATGGACGGCATGGATTACGAATTGACCTCGTCGTCAGAGCGGGAGGCGCGATGGATCCAGGGAGACACCCCAAATCGACGCATCCGCATCATTGACCTCTGGTACGAGCACGATGATGGCTGGTGCTGGGCGATATTCACCGGCTCCACGATCTTGATGGAAGGCAAGGCCTACATCAAGGATGAGAAGGGTAAGAACCTCTGCAAATATGTCATGTTCAGCGGCAATGTGGACCAGGATGGGGACAGGTACGGCTTCATCCGCAATATGAAGTCGGCGCAGGACGGCATCAACGCCCGGCAGTCCAAGATGCAGCACATTCTGGCGTCCAAGCGCCTGTTTATCAGGCAAGGCGCCGCCGGCAATGATGTTGAGAAGGTGCGCGCCGAATACGCCCGCAACGATGGCGTGATCATGACGACCGGACCGGTCAATGACGACGTGAAGGCCGATGACCAGTCCTTTGACTTTGCCGGATGGACCAAGCTGCTGGAATTGAACCTAGCCGAGATTGAGAACTTCGGGCCAAATCCCGCTCTGATTGGGACTGGCGTTAATGCCAAGTCTGGCCGCGCCATATCGCTCATGCAGCAGGCAGGCATGGCTGAGCTTGGGCCGTATATAATTGCCTACCGTGGCTGGAAGATCAGATGTTATCGTGCTGTGTGGAATGCCATCCAGCAGCATTGGAAGGCGGAAAGGTGGATTCGGGTCACTGATGACAACGAACTCGCCCAATACATCCAGATCAATGGAACGCAGACTGACCCCATGACGGGCCAGCCGAGCATGGTCAATCCCATTGGCTCGCTGGATGTCGATATTATCCTTGATGAGGGTCCAGATACGATTACCGTCATGCAAGATATGTATGAGACGCTGAGTAATGTGGTGCCCAGCCTGGCGCCTATGCTCAGTCCGCCTGAAGCCAGGGCCATGGTCAAGCTGTTGGTGCAATCCTCGCCAATGGATGCGGCGCAAAAGAAGGCATTCAGCGACGCCAGTCAGCAGGCCGAGCAGCAGGGGCCGCCGCCTGACCCGAAGGTGCAGCAAATGCAGATGCAAGCCCAGTTGGACGCGCAGTCGCAACAGCAGACCGCTCAACTGGAGTTGCAGAAGTCCCAGGCTCAGGCCCAAGCCGACCAACAAGCCAAGATGGCCGAGTTGTCCATTGATGCCCAGGCCCAGCAGCAGAAGACGGCAGCCGAGATCGAGGCGCTGCGCATCAAGAATGAGGCCATGATCGAGCTGGAGAGGCAGAAGGCTGAGATCGCGGCCTGGTTGGAGATGCAGAAGGCTCAGATTAAGGCGCAGTGCGATCAGATGCAGGCCCAGATGCGATGCGACGAGATGGAAAAGCAGGGCGAGATGGATCGTGAGATGCAGGCTGGCGAGGCTGCGAGCGAGGCCAGAGAGGCCAAGCCGTCCAGCAAGAGTAGTGGCGGCAGTCCGCGGGCTGTGATCGAGGTCAAGCATGGCGCGGATGAACTCACTGGACCGCTCTCCAGCATGCTTGCCGAGTTTGGCAAGACGCTATCCAAGAGCCACGAAACGATGTCCAAGAGTCATGAGGCGTTAGCCAAGACCCAGGAGGCCAACGTCAAGGCATTGATCGATGCAATGAAGAGCAGTTCAGCACCCAAGCGTATCCGCAAGAACGCGGATGGCTCGTGGCAGAGTGAGGCAATAAATGGCTAGAGACTTCATCAAGGTCGACAAGACGCAATCCGCAGCAATCAAAGCCCAGTTGCTCATCAATTACATCGAGGCTGTGCGGAATGCCTATGAGATGGGCAAGCGCGTCGGTGCGATCATGGATCACAACAACGACGGCACAAATTTTGCGGACCTTGAAACCGCATTCGGGCTTCCTACGGGTACGGGGTCTGTCGTTATGGGGCTCGTCAATGCGGCCATCCAAGACAATGCTGCCAAGGCGCTGACGGAACGAGTGGGCGGCTGACGTGGCCCGCGACTTTATCAAGATTGATAAGACGCAAGCGGCGGCAATACAGGCCCAGTCTCTCATAAGTTACATTGCCACGCTTCGGTCAGCCTATGACCAGGGCGTAAAGGTGCTGGCTGTGATGGGACATCTCAACGATGGGACGGTCTTTACGGACCTCGAAACCTCGTTTGGCCTGCCTGCCGGCAAGGGACTTACAGTGTTTAATCTGGTTACTGGGGTGATGAACTCAATGAATGGAACGGCTCAGATAGCCGCGGCAAAGAACCTGACCGAGACGGTGGGCGGCTGATGACCACAGGCGTTGCAAACGCACGGTCATTTGGTGCTACTGGCGACGGGTCGACAGACGACACCGTCGCACTGCAGGCAGCGATCGACTATTGCTTCGGCTCCGCATCGTCGCCTCATGGAACTTTAGGCCTTACCCAGAACAAGGTGCTCTATATCCCCCCTGGAACCTACAAGACGACAGCACCCCTCCTGATTACAAGGCTGCATGGCGGTATGATCTTCGGTGCTGGGCGCGGGGCTACGAAAATTCATAATGTGACTGGCGGCGCGACCAACGGCACGGTAATTCGCACGAATGGCATGGGCTATTCTCACATCTCGGACCTATACCTGCAAACCCACACGGGCGGCATCTGTCTTGACTTTGACTGGGACAATACGTCCGGTGGTGCTGCATTGCAGGCCAACACGATTGAGGACATATTTTGTTATGGCTCCGGGGAGACCGGAACGATTGGGGTGCGCATCGCCAATCAAACGTACATGGGTTCCGAGTTCATCTTCAAAATGCTCCATAACCAGGAGTGCGCGCTCGCCGGCGTTCTCATATCTTCTGGCGCATTTAACTCATTACAACACCAATTTTACGGTGGGCAGGACCAGGCTTGTGGGGTTGGAATTTGGGCGACAGTTGGCTGCGCTCCGGTCATTAGTGGCCGTGGGTTTCAGGCACAAACCGTTTGTGACATTAAAACATCGGGCGGCCAGCACAATGCTATGTCCATTACGGGGTGCCGAACAGAGAGTGAGAACTTCATTATCAACGAAGGCGGGCAATCGCTAGATATATCCGCATGTTTACAGACAACAACGGGAACGCCAGGGTTCTTCGTCCAATCGGCCGGCGGGTATGTGCATATGCGGGCGTGTGAAACGGACGCAACGGTCAATCCGTACTACTGGTGCAAGATGACGATTGACGGATGTTCCATCGATACGTTGCAAATGGATGCGGCGCAGATCTGGTACATCCCAAATAACGCAACAGAAGGAAATGTCTTTATCCGGAACTCGCTTATCGGCAGCGATGAAATCTGCGACGAACGTCGATTCACCACGAACGGGTCAACCATCACGACACTCGATCGGTCAGGAGTTGGTGTGTAATGGCCGCGACTTATGTGCCTGGACCAAACGGGCCGATTGTGGTCTCGACAAGCAGCGGTGCCTCGACCACAACATGGAACTCAGCCGACAAGGCAAGTATTACCCTATCGGGCGGCGACCTCATCGCCACAAAGACTGGGGCGGACGCTGACGCACAGGTGCGCTCCGTGGCTTCACGATCTTCGGGCAAGGTCCATTTCGAGGCAACGTTTACAACAGTTATTACCAACTCGTCGTCAATGGGCCTTGGTATTGCGTCAGCATCTCACACCCTCGGCGGCGGCAGTTACGTGGGCAGCGATTTAACCAGCGTAGGGGTGTGGGGCGATAAAAGCGTCTATTTGAATGGATCGGCCACCACGCTTTTATCGACGAACCCAGCCCAAGGCGACGTCATGGCGATTGAGGTTGATTTCGGTGCTGCGCTGTTGTGGGTCAAAACATCCAGTTCCACCAATTGGAACAACAATGGATCGGCTGATCCTGCTACCGGCACAGGTGGGTTCAATATATCCACGCTGACCAGCTCTCCTTGGTACATCATCTGCGATGCCGAACAGACGAATCAGGCGTGGACACTCAACGCTGGCGGGTCAGCTTATGCGTTCACGCCATCAAGTGGCTATGGGAATTGGTGACGCATGTTCAAGAACGTAGCAAGTCAGAAAGTCCGGCTCTTTGCCTACGATTACACAACGGGTCAGCCCAAGACTGGCGATGCCGCGAACATCACAGCGTATGTGTCGAAGGACCATGGCTCCGTGACCGTGCTGGGAGACACCAGCGCGACCGAGGCGGACGCCACCAACGCGCCTGGCAGCTACCTGTTCGATCTGACGCAGGCCGAGACAAACGCTGACAACCTGGCATTCTCAGCCAAGAGCAGCACGAGCAATATTCGCATCGCTCCCATAGACAATATGCAGACATTCCCGGCCAGTTTTGGGGCATTCGTCACACCAACCAATCTGACCGCTGCGCAGATTGCGACGGGTGTGTGGCAGGACGCTACAGCGGGCGACTTCACGGCAGCTAACAGCGTTGGCAAGAGTGTGATGAATGGGGTCGCGCTCGGGACTGGCTTGACGGTCAATGCGCTCTCAACTACGGAGCGCGCGGCTATCGCCGACGCCGTCCTCGATCGGGACATGAGCACGGGCACCGATAGCGGGTCGACGACGGTACGTACTGCCAGGCAAGCCTTGCGCGCCATCCGCAACAAGATGGCAGTCTCAGCCGGAACACTGACGGTCTACAAGGAGGATGACTCTACGACATCATGGTCGGCAGCGGTAACCACTGACGTGGGCGCGGAGCCAATCATCGGGGTCGACCCCGCGGGGCCGTAATGCCCCCGTATCTCTCAGGCGATGGAGGCCGCCGCGGTCTCTTCGGATTCTGGCTAGGCGGGCTGTCTGGACCATCCACCAGAACACCAGGCCAACGTAGCCTCGTCGGCTTCTGGTTCGGCGGCCTGTCTCATCCGGCTACGGCTACGGCTGCTAAGGGCTATCGCAGCCGTACTGGATTCTGGTTTGGTGGGTTGGCGGCATCAGTCACAACACCGCCTGTTGTCCCACCCGTTGAGGCTCCGCCACCTGCGACAGGCGGGCCGGCAGGCTTTGTCACAGGCGGTAGACGCCGACGGGTCGCATATGTTGACCACTTCGGCCGCCTGCGCCGCAAGAATGAGGAGATTGAGCGGCTAGAGGCGCTAGAGCGGGAAGCCCTCGCCAAGGCAGAGGCAGCCGCACAGGCGCTGGAGGATGCAGAGGCCACCCAGAGGGCCGACGCGCAATATACGCGAGCAGTGGCCCGCCTGGCCGCCTTGGCTGGCCAGGCAGAGCGAGCACTAGAGGCCATCACAAAATTACGGGAGCAGGCAGAGCAGGACGCGGAGGACGAAGAGGCCGCGATTGCGATGTTGCTTCTCCATTAAACGCAGCCCAGCGATACGGGCAACACGCTGACCACGACACGGTCAACCACGTAAGCGCACGAAACGCGAAAGGACGGGCAGCACATGGCTGACCAAGACACCACTATTCCACAGATGGACGATCGAGAGCTGTTCCAGTCGACCACGGAACCGGAACCCCAAGCGGAGACGCCGCGGGAACCAGAACCGGCGCCACAGGAACGTGCACGGGACGAACAAGGCCGATTTGCCCCGCAAGAGGCAAAAGCCCCGACGCCACAGGCTGAGCCTGCACCACAGGCAACGCCGCAAGCCGACCCAGCGAAGGACGAGGGCGGGCAAGTCCCCTCCTGGCGCCTGCGTGAGGTCAGCGAGGCACGGCAGGCGGCTGAGCGGAGGGCGGAAGAGGCGCAACGCCAAGCCTATGCATTTCAGCAGCAAATGGCTGAGATGAATAGGCGCATGGAGGCGCTAAAGCCCAAAGCCGAGCCCGTCGACTTCTTCGCCAACCCTGATGAAGCTCTCCAGCAGCGTATCACTCCCATTGAGGAGCGATATGCAGCCAAGGAGAGTGCGCTTCGATTATCCTTCTCGCGCAAGTTTGCTCAAATTGAGCACGGGAAGGAGTTCATAGCTGAGATGGACCAGGCGCTTGAAAGGCTGCCGCAAGGCAGTCCTGAATGGCAGTCTTTATCGATGCGGATGAGGGCCTCCGATGATCCAGTAGGAGTAGCGGCAGACTGGTACAGGCATCACAAGATTGCCATTGAAACAGGAGGCGATCTTAAGGCTTACGACAAAAAGGTCGAAGAGAAGCTCCTGAAAGATCCTGCGTTTGTGGCAAGAGCTGTCGAAGCCCAGCGCGCGATGGCACAGCAGAACGCCACCCAGCCAGGCGCACGTCCTAACATCCAACTGCCCCCGTCAATCAATCGTGCAACCGGTTCCGGCGCATCAAACGCGGGTTCCGATGACATCGACATAAATGACGGCAGGGCCATGTTTAATTATGCGAACGCCGGCAAGCCCGGCCGCCGCTGACTAGGAAGGATTGACCGTCATGGCGGTCACCACGATACAGAGTAATAACAAGCTCATCCAGTTTACGAAGGACATAAACCGGGAGTTTGTGCGAAAAAATATGTTTGACCCGTATATGGGTGAGGGGCTCAACGCCATCATCCGAAAGCGGTTTGAACTCAAGTCCGGTGGCGAGCAGATGAACATCCCGCTCGTGACCAAATTGAACGGCATCGGCAAGTCAACGGGTGTGTTGGCCGGGGCCGAAGAGCGTATCGACAACTACGGTATGCGCGCCTATGTCGACTGGTGGAGGCATGCGGTCGTAACGACCAAGGCCGAAAACCAGAAGGATAGTGCGGACATCTTCGGCGAGGCAAAGCCGCTGTTGTCTGATCGCGCCATGGAGTTGTTTCGTGATGAGATGATCCAGGCGCTGATGGCGTTCCCGACCGAATCCGCTCCAGTCAACCTGGGTACGGACGAGGGCCAGCGCGTCAACGGCCTGGTGTTTGACACCAGCTTTCCGACCTACACGAGCACAACAGCCTTCAATAAGTATGTGGCCGATAACATCGACCGCATCGTATTCGGAAATGCTCTGTCCAATGGCTACAGTACGACAGCCATTGCCTCGGCAACGTCGGCGCTGTCTGTCATCGCCTCGGTCAAGCTGACATCAACCACGATCAGCCTGATGAAGCGGCGAGCGGAACTGTGCTCACCGAAGATCCGGCCATACAAGACCGACGACGGATATGAATATTATGTCCTGTTCGCCGGAAGCAATGCCTTCCGCGATGCCAGGAGTGATACCGTCATCTACACCGCCAACAAGGACGCTAGGGCGCGTGAAGGCGGCGGGATGAACAACAACCCGCTGTTCCAGGACGGAGATTTAATCTGGGACGGAGTAATCGTGCGCAAGGTGCCGGAAATTAGTTCGTTTGTAACTAACAACTGGACATCGTTGCAGGCGATCAACTCTGGTCGCATCGAGCCGGTCTTCCTGTGTGGTCAACAGGCGGCAGTTGCTGCTTATGCGCAAATGCTCAAGCCTACGTTCCGCAAAGAAGACGACTATGGCTTCATCGAAGGCGTTGGTGTTGAGACCTGTTACGGCGTTTCGAAGATGTTCAAGCGGCACGCCATGTACATTCCAGGCACGACAACGTTGAACTCGGCTGCCTCTGGCAACACTGCGGGAGGTGGCCTTGCGTCACTTGTCCAGTGGGGCATGGTGACCGGCTTCTTTTTCGCCGCGCAAGACGCATAAGGAGGGCACACAACATGGCTCGTTTTGATTCCCGACTTATGAGCAATACCCGCCAGCCGGTCACAGGCGGCTTGGCCAACAAGCGGCAGACCCTTACGTCACCTCTCTTCGTTGACGTGACCGGGACCGCAAACGACACGTACTACTTTGGCAAGCTGCCAAAGGGTGCGATCATTACAGGTGGCAAGATCTACTCAGGCCGCCTTGCGTCGGGCACCTGCCCAAGCTCGTGCTGCGTTGAACTGGTTCTAGGCGTTGACCAGATTCTAGCCAACGTATCCGGCACCACGTATAGCGTGGCCAGTTGCACCAGCGCGTTGGGTCACTTTGGCCCGATCAACTACGCAACTGCAACATCGAGCAACCCGAACGGTAACGATAGCACGGCTGGCTATCAGTCGCAGCTCGGTGGGTTGCTGTTGTCCCAGGGGCCTCTTACCGTCACCGTTGACGGCACGTCCGTCTTTGCGACACTTGTTACCGCAGCGGGCAATGGCTCCGGTATCTCTGGTTACCTGACCATTGATGTGGACTACATCACGGGAACGTATAGCTGATGAAGGCATGCTTGCTGGAAAGCCACTGCATTGTCGCGCAGGAGCCGCGCTTGGCTAATCTCAAGTCAAACCTGGCTCGCGGCGTTCCGGTATTCACGCAGAACATTCCAGAACATGATCGGCCGCTGCTCATCGTGGGCAGCGGCCCGTCCGTCTCTGGTATGGTTGATGTGGTCAAGGCATGGCCGGGCGATGTATGGGCTGTAAATGGCGCCTACGACTTTCTACTCAGCCATGGCCTGATCTGCGAGGGCTTTTTTGGTCTCGATCCGCTTCCGCAACTTGCCGACTATCTGCGGAATGCGAACGAATACACGACGTTTTATATTGTTTCGACGTGCGATCCGGCTGTGCTTGATGCTCTGGACGGGCACAAGGTCCAGTTGTGGCATGCCATGGCAGAGAATCGTGAAGACTTCCCTGAGGGCCACGCCCTTATCTATGGCGGGACGACTGCGGTAACGCGCGCCCCGTATCTGGCGCTCGCGATGGGATACCGCGATATCAACCTGATCGGCGTTGATTCATCCTATGACCGGGAGCAGGGCCAATATTGCTACGAATGGGGCATGTACGAGACGGACATTGCCGAGATGACGATACCTGTCTCGATAAATGGGGAAGGCCCATTCTATACCGAAATAGGCCTGTGCAAGCAGGTCGCGCAGCTCGGAACGATGTTGACGGGTTTTAACCGCAAGCGTGAGATGCTGAAGATTCACGCCGCGGGCTTGATGGGGGCCTATCTGCGCGCCCCGGTCATGGATGACAGCGTTATCCAGGTGCTTCCGTATGACGAAGTATTTAAGACGGTGACGCCTGATGCCGACGCAGCTTAAGCCGACCGGACGGGCTGACCAAGTCTTCGACATCGACGTCGTCTCTGATCCTACTGTTCGCCAGTCCCATATCGACAGCGCGCTGAGGCGCAACCTGCCGCGTGTCATCCAGAGAAAGCGCAGACATGGGAAAGTCGCCGTTGTCGCCTCCGGTCCCTCAGTTGCCGACTATGTTGACGTGCTCAGGGAGTGGGATGGAGAAATCTGGGGAATTAATCGTGCTTTTGAGTGGCTTCGACATCGAGGCGTTACGCCAACTGGTTTCCTTGGTATCGACCCGGAGTGGTTTTTGGTCGAATGCCTACCGAACATCCCAGTTTCCGCGACGTACTACATAGCATCTCAGGTTCATCCTGGCGTATTCGACCATCTGAAGGACCGGAACGTCAGACTGTGGTTCCTGGCTGACGGTCAGGTCAGGCACCCGAGCGACGCCTACCTTATCTTCGGCGGATCGACCTGCCTGGGCCGCGCGCCGAACCTCGCCTACGCGCTCGGCTACCGTGATGTGCACATTTTCGGGGGTGATTCGTCCTATACGACCAAGGAATATGTGCACGGGGACGATATACTGCCCCCCAATGCCGTCCCCGCCATAATCGGCGGACGCACCTTTATGACCCAGCGCAACCTGATCCAGCAGGCCAGCGAGTTCGTAGAACAGATGGTTGAATGGGCGCGCGGCGATGATCCGATCGCAGTGACGCTGTACGGGGATGGCCTTATGCAGGCTTGGTATGCGCACCAGTGCGAATCTGGCTGTTACGAGGCCTATCTGCGTGAAGCCGCGCAGCCACACCTTAACCGCAAGCAACGCAGGGCGATGAGAGCATGACTTCATATACTGTGACCCAGCTTGCCACGCGCGTCCTCAAGGACGAAGGATTGATAGCGGCCGAGGAAACGCCGTCATCGATCGATCTCAACTGGGCAATCGAGACCTGCCAATCGGAGATTGAGTTGTTGGCGAGCAAGGGCATCGTCATCTGGAATGGCAGCCAGTTTGATATTCCGCAGAACTATTACACGGCGCTGTCCAGGCGGATTGGTCTGGCGCTGGCGCCATCCTTCGGCCTGGCCGATGTTGCCGCGGCTACACAGGCGCTGCGTGTCGCGGAGGATGATTTGCGCATCTTGGGGCAGAAGCCGGCGACCGGCGAAGTCCAAACGGCAGAATACTTCTGATGACAACTGCCCCGATTGCCTTCCGCTCAAATCCTGGCAAGTACGCATTCATCGGCACAGCTCAGCTTGTGAACGCATTCGCGGAAAAGCAGGGCGAGGATGGCAAGGGCGTCCTGGCTGTGCTGCCGTGTGAAGGGCTGGTGCAGTTCTCCAATACTGGAAGCGACACGCCATGCCGCGGCATGATCTTTATGGAGGACCTGGACACCATATACAGCATTCATTCTTCGTCGGCTTATAAGATCACCAGCGATGGCACGGCCACGCGCATCGGGACGGTCCCCGGCATCGATACGGTGCAGCTCAGCCGCAACCAGAAGGTTGACCCGCAGATCGTCATCAAGACGGACTCCGGCGTGATGGTGATCGAGTCCGACACGCTGTCCTACGTCACGGACGCTGACCTGCCAGCCGATGTCATCACTGCCGATTACGTGGGCGGCTATACGGTATACGGCTATGAAAACCGCCAATTCTATCTGTCGGATATCAACAATTCCAAGCTCATCGATGCACTGGACTTCGCCACGTTTGAGCAACGCGCCGGCAAGGGCGTTCGCGTCATGGAGGACAACGGCGAACTGATCGGGTTCAATTCATCATGGACCGAGTTTTGGCGGGATACGGGAAACACTGACTTTCCATTCCAGCCCATCGGGTTCAAGTCCCGCGGCCTCAAGGCGGCAAACGCGGCGGTTAAGTCAGATACAACGATCATGTTCCCTGGCGATGACAATAAGATGTATCGCTTGGCGAACTATGAACCTACGGTTATTTCCAGCAATGAGGTGGCGCGGCTTATCCAGGCAGACGCAGGCGCCGCCGACATGCTGGGCTGGGCCATCGATCGGGACAATCATTCGACTGCCTATTGGAAGGGGACGGACTGGACCCGCGGCTATGACGCATCGACCGGCGTGTGGCATGCGCGCGAGAGCTACGGCTACGACACTTGGCGCGCTCAGCATTCCGTGCGGGCCTTTGGCAAAACGATCGTTGGCGACAAGCTCACCGGAAAGCTGTTCTATCTCGACCCCGACACCTACACCGAGGACGACGGCATATTTGTCTGGAAGGTGGTCAGCCCGCCGCTGCACGTCTTCCCGAATGGCGCCATTCTCGACGCAGTTCACTTCGATCTGGCCACGGGCTATGGCACGCTGTCGGGCGACGGATCGAATCCCAAGGTCATGCTGCGTATCTCGACAGACGGCGGGACGGAGTTTGGCAATTACCGCGAGCTTGAACTTGGCACGACCGGCAATTACCGGGCGCGGGTCACGGCGCGGCGGCTTGGCAGGTTCGGGCCGAAGGGTATCGTGTTTGAATTGTCGATCAGTGACCCGGTGGCGCGAGCGCTGGTGTCGTGTGATGTGCAGATCCGGCCACTGAGGCGCTGACATGGCGGGACTCGATGATTTGATGGCTGGCTATCAGGCGGGGCCGAAGCAAGATGCACTGTCGTCACTCATGCTGCCATCGCATGACCCGGCTGCTATTCCGCGCCAAGGATGGCAGGCGGCAAAGGGCATAGCAAACGCCATGCTGATCGAGCCGGGCTGGGAACTTGGCGGGACACTACAGCGCATCATGGAAGGTCAGGCTGCTCCTAAGGATTATTTCGAGGCAGGGACGGCCCTTCCCGGCGTTGGCGCAGTCAAGGGCTTGGCAGCGGCGGCTGGCAAGTTCACGCCCGCCATCTTCGCTGGCGTCATGGCGAAGACGGCAAACAAGGCGGCGCTGTCGGAGGCAGAGAGGCTTGCAGCGAAGGGCGCAACACGCGAGCAGATCTGGAACGATACCGGCTGGTTCAAGGGCGCGGATGACAAGTGGCGATTTGAGATACCTGACCAAGCGTCGGCATTCAGTCCTGGTGCCCATCGCCAGGTGCGGCCAATGGGCGAGGTACTTGATCATCCTGAATTGTACGATGCCTATCCAGACATGAGGGCGATCAAAACGCAGACATGGGCAAAGCCAGAGGAGGGGTTCCATCAGGCTGCATTATCACCGCGCCTGCCATCAACTGAGAACATTCGAGTTCCAACCAAAGACTTTAAATCCCCAGATAGTGCACGCAGTGTAACCTTGCACGAAGGTCAACATGCGGTGCAGACGCGTGAAGGGTTTGCAGAGGGAGCCAATCCGGCAGACCCATGGTTGAGAAACAGAGTTCCGAATCCAGAAGTCGAGGTTTATAACAACTTGCTCAAGACGGAACCGCGCTTGGCCAACCTACGCGCGCTTGAGGACTCAGACGCATTCAACGCGCAGATTAACGCGAAAAATGCCATCTATATGGAAAAATACAAGCCGCGCCTCGCCGAGTTGGAGGGGCAGACCTCGGCTGCTGCGATGCGGAAAAAAGAAGCTATTCTGAAGGAAGCCATGAATGAGTTTTCTTCGGGGAAGTTCCCGTTGATTGAGCAGCGTATGCAACTAATCGGGGATCTTCAAAAAGACCGCATTCCGTTTTATCCGCCAAACGAGTTTTTGACCGCTGATCAAGCATATCGACGCCACGCAGGCGAGGTCGAAGCCCGTAATGTGATGAAGCGTAGGGATTATACGCCCGAGCAGCGCAAAGCCAATCCTCCATGGACAACCGAAGATACTCCTCAAATGTATCAATTAATGCGCGGTGTAAACTATTAAATGGCATCCCCGGTCCCTCGCGATCCAACCGTCACGCCGGAAATGCGGAGGTTCCTGGATGACCTTGCGCGCAACGCGCTCACCGTAAACATATTCTCGGCAGTTATGAGCATTATTGGCTCCGATCTGGCAATACAGCCCCAGGCCACGGGCAAGATTTTCATTGGAACGTCTAGCGACAGCGAGGCAGCAACCTATCCGGCGCGTGTTCAGGTGTACGATGAAATTACGGCAGCCAAGGTTGGCTCATCTGGTTACGTCGCATTCGACATCACAATCTTAAACTCGGCGGATGGAGACAATGGAGCATTCCGCGCTGCCATTACGCAGAGGAATGGAGTCGGTGATGCAACACTGCGCGCGGGGGAATTTCACACAATCAAGGAAACTGGTTCGACCAATGTGCGTGCCTGGGCGCTTGAGCTTGGCTTGCATAGCGATGTAGCTCCGTCCTCTCCTATCGACGGAGTCGGAATATATATCAGCTCGTGGCATTCCGGCTGGACCCCTGGTGCGGGAGCCCGGCAAGGCGCCGCGATCTATGTCGACGGCGCTGACGGTTGGTCGCACGGCTATCGATATATCGACACGGACGGTACGTCCTCTCTGTGTGTCATCGACCAGACAGGCGCCATCATTTCCAGAAGCTTTATGCATCCGTACTTCTTCACGGCTCCTCCTGCTGGCGGGACGGCTGGCATCGGGCTGCGCATGAGCAGCACCGCCAACTTTGGCGTATTCTTTGGAAGCGGCGTTCCAACCCTTAGCGCCGCGCAGGGGTCGCTTTACATGCGCACGGATGGTTCCAGCACAAGCACCAGGATGTATGTCAACACGAACGGTTCGACAGGCTGGACCAATGTCACGACGGCAACTTAAGGAAATACCATGGGCCTCTGGGATGACTTGACCGGCAAGACCGCATCAGACGCCGCGAATGCGGCCGCCAAAAAGACCGAAGCGAATCAGAGAACGGCAATCGGCGGGTACAATGCCTATGGCGATACGCTGCCTGGGGCATACAATGCGCTGGGTGCAGGCTATGACCCTTACAAGCAGGCTGGCACCGGAGCGCTATCTATGCTCATGAGTGGCCTTGGTCTTGGTGGCCAAGGCGGCAGCGCGGCATTTACCAACGCCTATCGCGGGTTGCCGGGCTATCAGGCCGCTATGGAGACCGGCATGCGATCGGGCGAGCGCGCGCTAAACGCCTCAAACATGGGGCAGAGCGGCCGTGCCGCATTGGAACTGCAGCGGAGGGGGATGGGGATCGAGGACCAAGCCTCGGGCAACTATCTAGCTCAACTCATGGGCCTGTCAGGACAGGGCATGCAGGCCACGGGTGCACAGGCGGGTCTTGGGGCTCAAGGACTCGGAGCGCAAGCAGCGCAGCGCGGCTCAGCCTTCGGGGGCGATATGACCGCGGCTGGCACAATTGGCCAAGGCATGGTCGCGGGCGCCCAGGCGCAGCAGCAGGGGATAACGAACCTGCTCAACGCCGGGACTAATCTTGCGGGCGGAGCCCTCGGCGGCGGTTGGGGTGGCGCTGCTACGGGTGCAGCCAAATCCCTTTATAACAGCAATTCCCCCGGGACGACCTCTTATGCCGGCTATCCATGGCAAGGACCGAGGTAAATGGCAGCACGAGATAATCCATATTTCATCGAGCCCGTGAATGCTATGCAGGCGCTCATGTCCGGGTATCAAGGATATGACCGATCGCAGGCGGCGGCAAAGGAGGCGGAATTGCAAGCCGGCCGACGGGATGCTGCTGCGGCACTTCAAAGCGGCGGCGACCTCAAGGGACTATATGGTCAACTGCTTGGCCTGGGCGATATTAACGCTGCCAAGACCGTTGCGGACTTTGCCCATCAGGACGCCACAGCGAAATATCAACAACAGAACTTGACAGAATCCGGTCGACATAATCGTGCAGTTGAGGGGAACGCAGCGGCCACATTAAATCTGCAAGGCCTCCAGCCCGTAAAAATATCGGATGACCCTGTCCGCGGAGCTATCTACGGAATACGAGACCCAAAATCCCCTATGGGATATAGGGTCATTGATCCGAACCAACTTCAAGGTGGCGGCGGGCAACCGGGCGGACCGCGGCCTGTTACGGCGCTTAATGCGGAAGGCGAGGATGCATCCATTCCGCCAAATGCGAGACTTGTTCAAACCGATCCTACAGGGCGCGACCTTGGATACCTGAAAGAAATTGAACTAAAGTATGGTCCAGAGACGGCGGCGCTGGTTAAAAACATGGCCGACTATAATGTGTCACCAACCAGCCTTTCAACAAAAGGCGGCCATCGCGAGGCGGTGCTTGGGATGGCAAGCAAGTACGATCCAACATTTAATTCACAGGAATATCCGACGAGGCAACAAGCGCGCGTAAGGTTTTCGTCCGGGCCGCAAGGCGACACAATACGTTCGATGAACGTTGCCATCGATCATCTGGCCACGCTGCATGAATATGCGGACGCGTTGAAAAATGGGGACGTTCGATTAATCAACTCGATTGGTAACAAGTTCAAAGAGCAGTTTGGCTACGATGCTCCAACAAACTTTGATGCAGTCAAGTCAATTGTTGGTGCTGAAGTGTCGAAAGCTATTGTTGGTTCAAAGGGAGCGCTGGCAGACCGCGAGGAGATACGAAACACCCTCAATAGGGCCGGGAGCCCCGATCAGTTGGTCGGACCAATCGCGGCTTACAAAAAGCTGATGGCCGGTCAGGTCAAGGGCCTTAAGCAGCAATATGAAGCATCTGGACTTAAAGACTTTGACAAGAAGTTATTTCCAGCCACCATCAAAGAACTCGGCCTTGGCGACGAACAGCCGGGCACCGCTGCATCTGGCCCGGTGAAAATAAACTCAGCGGCCGAACGTGATGCTCTAAAACCAGGGCAGCAATATATAGCGCCTGATGGTTCGGTGAGGACGCGGCAATGACAGATTGGTGGTCTGCCGACCCTCCGAGTCAGCCATCGAAGCAACAGAACTGGTGGGACTCCGACGCGCCCGTAGGGAAAGAGCGAGCAAAGCCACAAGGTCTTCTTGCCAACGCGCTAGAGCCGATTACGTCCTATCCCGGCACATTTGCTGAAATGAACCACGAGGCCAGGGACCAATTCTCGCGCGGCATCGGGCAACTCAAGGCCGGAGCAACTTTCGCAGCAACGCCAACGCCGGAAGGGATGTCGAGGCAAGAGGTGGTCGCCGGGGGGGCGGGCAATCTAATCAGAGGTGCAGGCAACACGGCCATGGGGGCCATGGGATATCTCATGTCCCCCATCAACGCTGGGTTACGGACGGTTATCGGTAACCCAATTGAACAAACCACAGGTATTAGGAAGGAGATTCCTGAGTTTGCTGCGAGCTTAATGCTGCCGGTCCCAAAGCGCATACCGCTTACCAGGGCAGTGCCAGAGGTGGCGGCTGTGCCAACAGCAGAGAGGCTTGGCGAAGTTGCGGCCCAAGGCTACAAAGATTTCAGGGCGGCTGGCGGCGCGCCTCTCGATCCGCCGATGGCCAAAGCGTTTGCCGAGGACATAAAGGCGACTTTGGAATCAAAGGGAGCGTGGGATCATCTAGCCACTCCTGTTCATCGGACGGTTGACCTTTTGGATACAGGCAAGCCTGTAACAATGGACAGGTTTAAGAGCATCAGGGAGGGTCTGAACAGTCTCAAGGCTGATCCCGACAGCAAGGTTCGCCGTGCGGCGAATATTGCATCTGAGAAGATGGAGTCTTTTCTCATCCGCAACGAACCAGAGGCGGCTGAATCGCTCCTCACTGCTGACGCGAACTATGCAGCCATGAAGCGCGGGCAGCAACTCGATCAGGCTAAGGATGTCGCCGGACTACGGACAGGGAGAGCGGGCTACGGTGGCAACGCTGTCAATGCCATGCGTCAGGTTCTTTCGCCAATTGTCGAGAAGGCCATCAAAGGCAAGACGACTGGGTTCAACACTGAAGAAATAAGGGCGATGAACGAAATCGTCACAGGGACGACCGCAACTAATGTTCTGCGCGGTGTCGGCCAACTCTCTCCTTCAAAGGGGGCTATTCAGACAGGTATAGCTATTGGCTCGGGAGGCGCCACCGCTGCTGCTGGAGCCGCCGCCAACAAGCTCGCAACAATTTTAACGTCTAAGCAAATCGACCGCCTTAATGAATTGGTCCGCAAGCGGTCCCCTGCCTATGAAGAGGCCCTAAACGCTGCCGCCGGCAAGTTTACCTCGGCAGCCAAGGCATTCAATGTCAGTCCATCTCAGGCAAACCTGGTCCGCACTGTTGGCGCAGCCAGGGCTTTGTCTTCCGGCCTAGCCCGCGATGGCATTGAAATATCCTCTGGGAACATTCTTCGGTCTTTGCAGTCGCCCACTCACGGCCGCACTGACGAAAATGAAGTTCCAAGGGAACCAGAATAACAGGATCACTGCCGTTAAATAGGCGATCAAGAGCCGCCTTCTGGTGGCCTTTTTCATTTTGAGGACCATAAATGGCTATCGCGGTTTGGACATCGTTTGAGCAGTTGACGACAGACGGTCTCGCCGTCCTCAATGGTGGCTCCGTCACAGTATACCTTGCCAACACGACAACGCTTGTCAGCCTTTACACAGCCGATGACCTGACCGGCGCGGCCGCCAACCCGATCACGCTCGACTCAGCGGGCAGGCACCCGATGAGATATATGGCAGCGGCAAAGTACAAGATTCTGATCAAGGACAGTCTCGGCAATACCATTGACACCTACGATAACATCGATCCGATGGTACCGTTAGGTAGTGGGGTGCTGGCCATCGTCAATGGCGGCACCGGAGCGTCGACAGGGCCGGCTGCCATAGCCAATCTAGGAGGGGCTACTGCTACCGAGGTGGCGGATTTGGCCGCGGATGTGGCAGCGTTAACAGGCGCACTCGTTTCAACTGACGCCGGTGCTGCCGCTGACCCGATAATCGACGCATTTCGCGATTCGCCATCCCCCGCTCCATCGGACAATATTGGTCAAATTCAATTCAATGGGCGCGACAGCGTAGGCAACAAGCAACTTTACGCCAGCATTACCGGATCCATCACGACGGCGACGAGCGGGGCTGAAGATGGGCGACTCATCATTCAAACGGTCAGCGCTGGAGCGGCTACAACAAAGGTAAATATCGGAGCTGTCGGCGTTGCCATCTCGGCCCTTGATGTAACGGCCAATCTGACCGCTGCGACGGCGTCGGGCGGCTTTATTGCAACACAGGCAGAACAGGAGACAGGGACCGCTGTCGACAAGCTGGTAACGCCTGGCCGTCAGCAATTTCACCAATCCGCGGCGAAGATGTGGGGCTATGTTACTGTGTCGGGCGGGACACCGACGCTGCAGTCTCCATCATACAACATAACGTCAATTACTGATACGGCGGCTGGCCGGCTGACGGTGACGATCGCGACCGACTTTAGCAGTGCAAATTGGGCCCTTTGCCCGGGGCCAGGGATAACGGGTGAGTCTGTAGGTGTGACAATTAACTGGGACAGTGGAGCGTTCGCCGCTGGTAGTTTTGAAATTCGCAGCCGGCGCAGCAGTGATGGTGCTTTAACTGATCCAGGGGCTTGGTCGTTTGCAGGGTTTGGAGACCTATGATGAAACACTTTCTATTGAAGAACGCGGACGGCAGCGTGCAGGTTATGGAAATGCACCAACAGCCAAACGGGTCACATTCGACCCCGGAGGCTGAAATTGCGAAATGGGCACCGCATAAGCGCGACGAGGTGAACTCCTGGCGCGAGATAACACGGGACGATATCCCGGTCATGGATCGCGGCCGCCATTTTCGTGATGCATGGCGTGACGGCGGCAAGGCGGTTGATGTGGACATGCCAAAAGCTCGCGATATCCACCGGGAGCGGCTGCGCACTATGCGAACGTCGAAGCTTTCAGCGCTCGATATCGAAATGACGCGGGCCTTTGACGACAAGGCCAAGCAGGGGGAAATCGAGAAGCGCCGTCAGGCGTTGCGCGATGTGACCGCAGATCCTGCAATAGAGAAGGCAAGCACCCCCGAGGAATTGCTGGCCGTTCTCCCGGATGCCCTGAAATGACGATCCGCGTAGCCGTTACCAGCAACCCAGGCCAGACCGGCGCCATCGGCACGTTATCGGGCTCGATCGGCAATGCCGCGACATGGTGGGATGACGTCACATTCCGCGATCCGTCTACGGGCAGTGTGGTTACGAGTGCCGATGCCTGGACGTGGACGCTGACCCTGACCTATCCAGGCGACGACTTTCCGAGCTTTACGAGAACAACAGATGATGACTTGAACATCACACAGGGCTCGTCCTCAACCACGCTGGAAATCAGAGTCGAAGAGGACAATCTGTCAGCGTTCGATGGCGATATGATCTGCGATATCTATTCACTCGATACGACACAGACGCCTGACAGAACGCGCCACTGGTTCCACGGAACGATATCCGTCAGGAACGAGCCATCCGTATAAACCCACCGCACCCCGAGGGTCTATGAAGCTTATCGCCTCTCTGGCGTTGATTGCGTTCTATTCGTCTCCCGCTATAGCCCAAGAACCACATGTCCACGGGCAGAACGTGCCGGACTGGTATGACGCAGCGTGCTGCGACAGGCGGGACTGCAAACCTGTCGAGGATAATGACGTGGTCTTCGAACAGTTCGAGGGCCAATGGGTCGCGCGCTATGTGCCGACCGGCAATCGGTTTTCCCGCAATCAGTTCCGCGTTAGCCAAGATGAGCGTTATCATGTCTGCATCAACAAATCGACCGATGCATCAATGTGTTTCTACGACCGACCAGGAGCATAAAACATGGCTGACTGGCGAGTAGCCAAAAGTCTCGATAAACTTTTGCTGCAGATCAATGCGAAGTGGCCGACGAGGAGAAAGTCAAGCGACGGCTCAATCGGTGATGCTAATCATGCCAGCCGGTCTAGCGACCACAACCCATGGGTTGACGATGGTGTTGTCACCGCACGCGATTTTACGCACGATCCTGAACATGGGTTTGATTCTTATGTTTTTGCTGAGCATTTACGGAAAACCAAAGACCCGAGAATCAAGTACGTGATTTCGAATCATAGAATATTTTCATCGGTTACGGACCCGTGGGTATGGCGTCCATATGGCGGGGCCAACCCGCACGATCAGCATGTCCACGTGTCAGTAAATTCCGAGCAGAGGCTTTATGATTCTGTCAAGGACTGGAGCATCGGCGATGGTGTTGTCCCGTCCGACCAGCCACCCGCGGCAGACGACAAGCCGCTCACAAAAAAAGGCGATACCGGCTACAACGTGGAATATCTCCAGCGCATGTTGGGCCTGCCGGACAAGGGCGTCTTCGATGACGCGACCGAGGCCGCTGTGATCGAGTTCCAGAAGCGTTCTGGACTGGTCCCGGACGGCAAGGTCGGGCCGTATACGTGGCGCATACTTGAAGCGCCTGGCCCAGATGACGAACCCGGCGAATCGCCCCAGGTCCCACCTCTAACAGGCGGCCGAGTCGTATTTACGCAGTCAGGCAAGATGAGCACCTTCGGCGGTCCTCAGGACACAGGGATGTCAAAAACAGAGGGTTTAGCGCTTTACGGTAGCGAGGCAGCGTTCGCCAAGGCTGGCATTGGTGACTGGCTCCTAAGCGCCAAGGAAGCAGGTGCCCCCGGCCTCGGCCGACGGCTTGATCCAACGAAGTTCTACCTCGCAGCGCGATGGGACTACAAAATCACGGCCAAGACGTTTCTGCGAACGGCCAGAATCCGTGTGACTAACCTGAAAACAGGCACAAACCATATCGCACGCGCCGTTGATTGGGGTCCGAATGTCAGGACCAAACGCGCGGCCGATCTGTCCCCCGGACTGGCAAAGGCGCTAGGTCTTGAGACCAACGATGAATGCGTAGTCGAGGTATTCCAATGAGACGTATCTTTGCCGCACTTGCGATAGCATCGCTGCCGCTTGCTGCTTACGCGCAATCGCTTACGCCGGCACAGCGAAGCGAAGTAAATCAGATGATTTATGACTATTTGCTACGTTGCAACGTAGCTACAGGCTGCCCACTTCCAGCGCCCCCACCAGTCGCACCAACCGTAGCGTTCTCAGCGAGTCCTCCTAGCGTAACCTCTGGTAATATCTCTGTTTTGTCGTGGTCGTCGGTTGGGGCAGACGCATGTACTGCGTCAAATGGCTGGATTGGCACCAAGCCCCCAAACGGCAGCGCGACGGTAACGCCGACCGCGACTACGACTTACGGGCTATCTTGTAGCGGTCCTGGCGGCACGACCGCGGCCACGAACGTAACCGTAACGGTAACGGCAAATCCTATACCGCCTGCCACCGGGAATTGCGGTATGCAGTTGGGTGGGGCGGCTGTCTTTTGTGAGACTTTTGACGTCGCTAAGAATCCAGCTATACCGAGCCGCACTGGTGGCCTGGACCCCAATGTGTGGGGGGTATCACGTGTCAGCCAAATAAATAATCTTGGCCAAGGCCAGTATAATCAGTGGGCACCGCCCCAGGTTCAAACCTGTAACGGGACGACTACCATCATGCAGCCTAACGAGGTGATCGTTTGCAACGGGCAGCTCCGTGAAGCAAGTAATGATTTTGGTTTTGTAACAGTGTTGGCAATGTATCCGAAACAGCCCTTTGACTTTGCCGGAAGAACAGGCACGGTAGCATTTGACATCAGCAATGATACGCATGGGTCTCATGGCGCATGGCCTGAGTTTTGGTTAACTGACATTCCCATCCCAGCGCCGCTTAACTTTACGCCAGGCGCAAACAGGAGCATCCCACAAAATGGTTTTGGGTTGCGCTTTGAGGCCGCAGCGACCTACGGCCAATGGGGGTCGTGTCAGAATGGCAACAATTTGGACAAGCGGCGATGGACTGTCGGTTCGGCTATTGTGATCCGCAACTACGTCATGAATGATACAAGTGACCCAGGTGCTGGGATTACAACAAATATGGCGGTTCAGCAGCTTGATTGCGTTATTGCACCGCCAGACGACTCTGGAATTACGAACCACGTTGAGCTTAAGATTTCACAGAATCAGATCGAGGTTTGGGCTACTAACGCTGGCGTTGTCCCGTCCGCCACAAACCTGAAGAAAATCGCTGTCGTCACCAACGCGAACCTACCGCTGACACGCGGGTTAATCTGGCTCGAAGATGTCCACTACAATGCGGACAAAGGCGAGTTGCCGTCACAGAGGCAACACACATTTGTCTGGGACAATGTGGCTTTTGACGGGCCATTTACATATCGGGATTTCAGTTACGACGCATTAGACGCTAACCAAGCTAGTAACATCTGGAACTTGGGCAAGCGTTCTTTCCCTGGTCAGACTGCAAGCTGGGATGTTCTCAATATGCCGGCTAATCCGCAGGCGGCAGCCGTGCGTGTCCTTTTCAACTTCTACCAGCCAAACTCGATTACGGCGATCAATGTCATAGTGAACGGTCACGCACACTCGGCGCCCTGGCCATATCCAGACACCATAGGGAATGTGACGCGGACCTTTGCCGTGACCATCCCCATCACTGATCTAGTGCCTGGGACTAATGTGGTACAGCTTGGGGCAGACCAGGACATGATAACCTCCAACGTCAATATCGTGCTCGTGAATGTCCCAGGCGGCGTACCCGTGTTGCCTGGATCAAACAACGCTTACCCCCACTGATGGAGAGAAATGTGAACTCAGAACAAGTAATTGGCATCATCCGACAATTCCTACCCTTCGTGGGTGGTATAATGACGTTCCTTGGATGGCTGCAACCTGGGCAATTCGATGCTCTTAGTTCAGCACTCTTGTTGGCTATCGGACCAACGATGGCCCTTGGGTCTCTTGTCTGGTCACTCATCTCCAAGACCGACGCGAACCTTGTCAAGAGCGCGTCCGTCGTACCTGGAGTACGGAGCATTGATCTTAAGGACAACCCAGCAGGGCGAGCGTTGGCGCCAGTCACGCCGGGCAACGTCAACGTCACTCCCAGCCCGCTTGCAAGTGGTCCTAGTGGGGTGGGGAGCATGAGCCGGTGAGTTGGTTAAGCCTCATCCTTGCGGTTATCCAACTGGTCAATCGGCTCGTGCAGTACGGCCAGGAGCAAAAATGGATAGGCGAGGGTGAGGCACGCCAGATCGCTAAGGCACAGGCAGAGTCCATCAGAAAGAGTGGCTATGCAAGGGAAGTTATGGCTGAGGTTGACGCTATGTCTGACACCGCTGTTGACGACGGCTTGCGGGACCTTGAACCTGGAGAACGGGTTAAGCCCGGTAGCTGATAGCTACTGTACTACGTACATCCCGATTGTACGGGCGAAGGGCGAAGGCAATATCCAGGCGGCGTCGACGGTCAAGAGGCGGATACTCGCTAACGAGAGAAGCTACAGAGGACTCTGCGCGCCACAAGGAAGATAACGATGGACATCCTTAGTTTTGGTATCGGTCTGGTAGTTGCGGGCGTCGCTGTGGCGATCGGTATTTGCATCTGCTTGTATCTATATGTTAGCTATGCGTTTCATTCTGGACGGTAATCTGTTATAGGGTTGGAATGGGAATAAATGGCTGGAAGTGGTCAAAAGAGCGCAGAAACAAAACGCCGGCCGTGGTGTTTAACCATGTATGAAGGTATCGCCGCGAACACGAATGTATACTAGACCATGGCAGTCGGACCTAATGGCCATGGGGCTACAATTGCGACCCTTGAAACGAAGGTTGCCACCCTCGAGCTGGGCCAAGCCGATCTTAAACGAACCCTGCTGGACCTGGACTCCAAGGTCGATCAGTCGATTGCGGGCCTCGCTACAAGGGTTGAAAGTTCGTTAAGTTCCCTCGCGAATAAGCTAGAATCCAGGAATACCACGCAATGGCCGGTCCTTTTCTCAGGTCTTGGCGTTGTTCTTACTATTCTGTCCCTTCTTGGGGCTATGGCCTATCTGCCAATCCAGCGCGATACAACTCGACTGGATAATGCGGTTGCGACCATCATCGACAAAGCGGTATTCCAGCGAGAATACACCGCTGACGAACTACGCACCAAAGACGATTTACGCAACCTCCGCATTGACCTCGGCACTCGCATAACCTTGCCGCGCTACAACGCGGACCAAGAGCGTACAGTCCATGCCCTAGATGAAATACGAAGACGTTTTGCCAGCAAGGATGAAGTGGATTCCATCTTTAAGGAACGGCAACGGCAAATTGACCTCGATACAGGACAAATCGAAGGCCTCAGAGTAAGGACCTATGATCACCTCGGCAAGATAGCTAAGAATGAACAGGCAATCGTGGACTTAGAACGCCGCTTCGACAATATTTCACGTCGTGTAATCGAGTTGAATAATCGCACAATGGGTGTGCAGCGCACGTCCCCAAACTGAGGAACCGTCATCATGCTCGAATCCGTCATACTGCTGCTAATCCAAATCTGTTTTGTCGTCGCCGTGGCCTATCTCGTTATATGGGTCCTCGGCCAATTGGGTGTCGCACTCCCTGAAATGGTCATCAAGATATTCTGGATCATCGTGGTCCTGATCGTCCTCCTCCTGCTGTACCGCATGTTGGCGCCGGCACTGAGCCATGGGAAGCTGCTCGGGAGTATTGGGCAGTTGGTTGGCTGGGGCTAGAGCCCTCCCCATACCCAAACCGGCACTCTGTCAAACGGCGACACCGGCGATAAACTGGTCATTCCAAACCAGCCGAAGCTGACGGCAGCCGCCACGAGGAAGATCAAAGCATAACGGATAAACGGATAAAGTTGTTCGGGTATCATGGCTACCCTGCGCCGCCGCATTCCGGGCAGACCGGTGGACACGGGTCCAGACAGCAGCATACGTCCTCCCCGCACTCGCACTCGCACTCGTCATCGCAAACGCCAGAGCCGCCGCAAGCTGGGCAAACTCCTTGGTCAACCTCATCGCAATAAAAATCCTGACTAGACATTAGCGAACATCCCTTAGCCAGAGTAAAACTTCCATCATTGCAGTAACATATCCCTCACGTTCGCTATCGCACCCCGGGAAATAAGGTTTGCTTGAAGCCAGCGAGATTTCTTCGTGGATTTTGGCCTTTAATTCGTCTATGGTCATCGGGGTCTCCTTGTCAAAGCTGAAGCGTTGCGATGGCGAGATCGAATGCGGCCAGGACTTCGGCGTGCGTTCGCTCTTCGGCATCATTCCAAACCGTTAGGTTGTCCTCCATCCAGTCAAGACCCGCCGCATTGTAAAGAGCCTTGAATGCGCGTGTCCGCTTGCTATCCGGTATGGAGCATTCCTCGATGGCTTCGGCCGCGCAGCATGTGTCAAAATGCCGACGTTCGCACCGTCGTCCCTTGCCCCAGGATTCCGGCTTTTCAATCTTGGCTTTGGCAGCTTTTAGGATGTCGATCACCGCGTCGGTCATCTCACTTACCTTTTGTCAGCGTTCGCGGCTTGCCCTGACTGGGCTACCGTCCATTTGGCGCCACCCGGTGATGGTCCGCGGCTTCCGTATCCCTGCAGCCATTCGATAGTTCCGTTTTGCTTTGGCGATGCGGGGCACATCAACGCCACTGGTCTTGGCGCGGTGGCAGTTTCGGCATAAACAAACGCAATTGTCGAGGCTGTTGTCGCCGCCATCAACATGAAGGCCGCATGCTGTTGAATGATCATATTCTATTCCTGTTGTTGCCGATAATTGGACACCGCAGTTCTGACAGAGACCATTAGCCCGGGCGAATGCGGCTACTTTCGTTTTGCTCGAAAATTCACGGCGAGGCATTACACCACCTCGTGCATCCACATCTTGTATTCACTATGCAATTTCGTCCACCGTTCGCCGCTTGGGCAACGCGGCCGGATGTCGGCGCGAGATGCAACACCGCAATACTTTTTCACATAGTCAGCAGCCTGTGTTTCCGGGAAAACCTCCTTGCGAACATACCCCTGGCGCTCCGCTATGAATTTCTGGAATGGTACTTCCTTGCACAGCATCCCAGCCTGATTGGCCATCCGCATGTCGCGGAAGGCCTGCTTCTCTCCACCAGCGGCTTCCTTCTGGTGGGGTGGAGCGAGGACTTTGGGTTCCGTCACATGGCCGCCTCCTGTATTTAGTCTTGCTATCGCGATGGGCACAGGATTAACACCAGTGGGCCAGCCAAATGCAGCAATGGCAGCGAGTGCCTGTTCTTCGGGGACGTGTATTGTGAGCCGAAGGACTTTGTGGGTGCCGATATTTCTCATATCGACGAGTTGGGCCGCTATTGCTGCTGGTGCGTTCATTGTTCTGCCGCCTTAATGCGTTCTTCGTGCCTTGAGAATACTGCGAGGGCATCGCCCCGGACTTCCATGTGCTCGGCGTCGTCAGGGATGCGCGGCTCAATGACCGTATTCCAGAATGTATTCAGCGCCCGCTGTGTGACCATCGCGCCTAGCGAATAGTCAATCCAGTCCAGGAATGCGCTGTCCGTTACGCTAGGGATTTCGTCCTCCTTCTTGCCGCTTATAGCCGCGGCGTGTTCGGCATAGCGTAGCCGTAGAATATCGCACCAGTTACGTGGCAGAATGGCAATGCGGGCCTTGTTCGCCGTGGCCCATTTCTCTAAATCGGCAGGCGATTTGGTGGCGTCAAGTTCGGCCTGTAATTTCTTATAGATAGCCCCAGAGTCCTTTTTCGGGAGCGTTGTCATTTGCTCTGACTTACGCACTCCCTCTGCGTCGTCATCATCATCCGCGGCAATACAGACGAGAGCGGACAAGGAATAGCGGCGAGCGTAGGTGAGAGCGCTACCAAGCTCCTGGGGCTTGCTCATCCCAGGCAGTGGGTACTCGGATGTCACTATCTCTCCGGATCGATGACGGAGCGTCGTTATGAGGATCAGTGCGCCCTCGCGTATTTCCGTTGTTTGGGTGTAAGAGAGGCCATTATCCGCCAACGGCTTACGTATTGTGTCGACCACGGATGCCAATGAGGCGTACTTGCTCTTGAAGTGAGGATTGGTCCGATCGAATGGGGCTGCCTTCATTGTGGACTGAGCCGCGGCGAGGGCGGCGGCAAGATTGCCGGCCGCTGGCTTCGCGTCGTGTATGCTAGATGCCTGGTTCATGTCTTTCATGTTTTTCCCTAGTTTACTGTCCTCCAGCGCGACGGAGGCCTTGAGTGTCTCCATCAGGTTCATCTCCGCCTCCCCATCTCGTCTTCATCTCGCTGTACGTTGTAGATGCTCCACTCTGCGCACCCATAGGCCGCAAGCATCCAGAGGATCGCGGCAATCTTGATGATGTTCATGATGTGGTCCAATCATCCCGAAGTGCGTCATGGTGGTCAGTTTGGTGACTATTCTGCGCTTTAGCCCAAGCTCCAGCCGACCACTGGTTAAGCAGCCAGGTGTGGTACTGCCGCTGTTCGTGCGGGGAGAGCTTGACCAGTTCGCCATTCGTAATGGTCGACCAATCTCGTGGCTGTGTGCGATTGAGCATTTATGCGGCCTCCGACAGCTTGGCTCGGTGCAGGTTGCGGACTCTCTTGGCAATCTGAGCAAAGGTCCCGCCCTCGTCGTTGAAGCGGGACAGTTCGTTGGCCTCTTCAAAAGTAAGCCCAACGGCATCCAGGACACGCTGCGGGGGCATCCCCAATTCGTCGATGAATATCCAAGCTCCAGATCCAGCCACGTGCCACTCGCGATAGTCATAGAGATCACAAAGAACCCCTAAACAGCACATCATTCTGGGGCCGTCCCCGCTCCGCAGTTGACATCGCGCTTGTTCGTACTTACCGCTTTCTAGCGCAGCAGCCCATCGTTCCTTGAACTCTGGTGTCATTTATGCAGCCTCCTCTTGCTCGGCGTTGAAGATCGGTTTGACGGCATTGAATGCCCTGTTCATGTGGTTTAGCGCATTGGCTGCGTCGAGGAACGCGAACTCTAGTAAGTGCTCGGGTAGGTCATTGCGGTGGTGATAGAGCGTTTGCGCCGCAAACTGCAGGCTACGGCATTCATCAGTCGCAACGCAGAAGTCGAGCAACGCCTTGTATTCGGTCGGCGTGAATTTGCGGATAGCCATGATTACTTCCCTCCATGTAATGGGATAACATTTTCCGGAACTTTGCGGCCAGTTTGCATGAACGTCTCGAAGCTTCGGCCGAGGGCTTGGCGCTGCTTCCTTGGCTTACGGCGTGCTGTGCGCTTAACGACGGGCTGCGGTGCCGGGACAGGGATGGGCTGTTGCACTACGGTGTGGCTTGACGGCCACGCCAGGCCCATCCAAATCCCGATGAATGCCAAAGCGTCTATTGACGCTGGAATTAACCAAACCGGCATTTTTAATGGACTTTCAACAGTCGCTTTGCTTCCAGCCGCGGTGATTGCATCGGTCGCGGCTGTCACACGGGACCGAGCTGCTGCCGCTGCCGCATCCCACCGAGCAAGGCATTCGGCATTACACGATCGCTTGGCTCGCGCGGCTGTAGCGTCCGCCTCTGCTCTAGCGGCGGATTTCTTTGCCTCATCCAGATGCCGTTCGGCCAAGGTAACGGCTGACCTAAGGGACTGGCGTTCGGCCTCAGCGCCCGCCTTGGCCAGATGCACACGCTCCGAGGCAGCATAGAACACGGTTGCCGCCGCGGGGATCAGGATCGATGCCATAATGACGGCCTTGAGCCTGTGCTTGGCCTTCCATGCTTCTTCGGCGAAGTATGGAATAACTGCCGATGCCAAAGCCACGACTGGCGCTGCGATCATCAGGTATCCGCCATTGACCGAGGCGGACTGTTCGTAGGCTCCATAGCAGCCGAGACCAGCCGCCAATGTTCCGATCCCTATTAACGAATATTTGGTTATCATTAGTCCCCCCTTGTTGCTGCTTCAGGCATCCGGTAAACATCATACGGCTCAACTCCGCCGGAAAATTGAACTTTTGTCTCAACTATTTCCCACCACACCCAACGCCAGTCGGAACCTCCGCCGCTACCTGTTTTAGTACCGTGAATATAAACTGGTACCGGATACCACGCGAACCACGGCGTCCATTCAAAGAAAGGACGATGCCCTTTGTGAATACGGGATCTCATGTCACCCCCTTTAGATGATGACAATACGAACGTGGCGGACGGTCCAAACAAGGCCGCCGACTATCAGTGATGTGAATGCAAGGGCTGAGAACATCATGGCTGCCAAGCCAGTAGCCACCCAACCCAAGTCAAAGCCGATGACCTGGAACAGGAATGCGGCTACCCAAGACAGGGTTGCCATGGTGAATGCGTTGGCGATGAAGTTCATGTTAGTTCCCCCTCATGGTGGATGGATGATTGACGATAGGTGCAGTATTTTTCGATGCGCTTTGTTTACCGGACGGAAACAACCGCGTCAAGTAAAAAGTTTGCCTGGTGATAACTTATTTTCTTGACGCCATGTTTTTTATGGTCATTATAGCATCTATGAAAAAGAAGCAGCACCCACTTGCCGTATGGGCGGCGTCACGTGGCGACCAAGCTAGGCTGGCCCAAGTAGCAGGGTGCTCAAGGTCGCACATTACCCTAATTTTGCAGTGGAAACGGAAGCCATCCCTAAGCTTGGCTGATAGGCTCAGCAAGGCGACAGACAGAGCAGTATCAATCAACGACATGGTTTCCAGGTGAACTGTGATAAACTTATCACAATTTCCCCTCCGTCAGCGCCAGGGG